AAAGCGAATGCGTTTGTCAGTTGTACCGACGTTAGTCCAGTTAGCTACTCGCCCTGCGTTTGCGCCACTTGCGATACTAATAACACCTAAAGTACCTCCTGCTACGCCACCTGCTGCGGTAAGAGCTGCTGCGGTTATGATTGCACCGTCATCAAATCCAACACCACCTGTTGTGGCAGCGCCACTCCAAGCAGTTGCAACATATAATCTTATTGCTAGGATTATGCTGGAAGCAGGGATTATAATAGTTGTAGCGGGGGTGTTTGCGGCGATTGTAGCCGCTTGTGTAATAGCTGCGCGTTGATGCAGGACAACTTGTCCAACATTAGCAATGTTGGTGCCTACGACAATACCTGTTGTATCTTTAATTGTGCCTGACCGAATCGGTCCTGAAAATGTAGTCGTACCCATGTGAGTCTCCTGTCTGGGTTAAGTCAGTCGCACACTGCAACTGTCAGGGATGAGTTAGTAATACAGTACCTTTAGGCAAAAAGAAAGGGGCAACCGAAGTCACCCCTCTCAAACTATCACCAGTGCCTAAATTAGGCTCCGGGGGAACCGTAGATACCCAGTGGGTCAGAGACACCAAACGAATAACGCTCACGCGCTTTATAGCGCACGTTACCTGTGTCGAAGTCGCCGTCCATGCTGGTATTCATGGCTGTCCGCTCAAAGTGCTTCATGCCATTAGGAATATCAGTGGTCATAAACCACGCATCCGCATCAGTAAGATAATGGTTAACCGTATAACCGCCCGGAATAGAACCGTTTGAGTTAATTGCGTTAAGATCATTATCGGCTGTACCCACACGATTTACGGTTTCCAGCAAGCGTGTTGCTACAAACATAAGACCTGTAGGAATGATGAGCTTGCGTGGGCGCGCAGCGATAAGGAGACCACGTTCATCAACGTAGGCCGCAACATCAATTACTGCTTGCTCAAGCGAAGTTTCATTCAAATCAGCAGCTACCGCAGGACGGTTGCCGTTTACAGCGCCAGATACTGTAGGGTGTGCAACGTTGAACAGTGTGACGCCATCACCTGAGTTAAAGGTGGCGAAGCCTGTGTTCAGCAAATCCGCTGCCTTAACCTGCTTGGTATAAGCCATAGCGCGAGCTAGTGCTTTAGTATAGCGGGTGGACAGTGAATCGTACAGGTTATCTTCCATCGCTTCTTCAGTGATAGAGAAACCCATAGCCACAGTTTCATGGTTGTAACGAGCAGTGAATGATTCCTGCGCGTTATCATACGAGATAGCAGCACCTTCGTTTTTGACGGGTGCAGCGCCAAAACCTGAAAGTTTTACTTCCTCTTCAAAACTACGCTCCGAAGACTCGGTTTCGTAGATGGCTTCATGTTCGTTTTCGTACTTGCCGTACTCTAAACCAAACAGGGCGTTAAGGCCCGGAAGAAGCTCTTTTAGCGCCTGTGCGCGAGAAATAGCCATTGATTATCTCCTTACAGGCCAAGACCAGCGGTGTACGCATGAGACGAAGGATTGAACTTAACAATCACATCGGTAAATGCGTCACCAACGGTTGATCCGGGTGCGTTAACAAAATCTACGAGCTTGAAAGCAATCGTAGCGGTGGCAGCGGCAGTAGCTACATCCAGAGAGATTCTGGAATTACCATTGGCTGTATCCCCGGCGGTCTGATTAACAGCAAAGTTGCTGTGCATCAGGGCTTGCGCTACGGCAGCGTCAGCTTGGATTTGGAACAACGCGTTAGGGTCATCACAAATATAAGCCTGAGCATCGGCAGCAACTTGACCTGCAGGCCACTGATTGTTCTGAGTAAACCCACGAACAGTATCAGTGTACGAACAACCAAGGAAGATGCCAACAGTACCAGTAGGGAACGGATTGGCGTTTGTGCCAACAACAGTGACCTTAACAATAGTGCCGTTGGCAGCTACTGCTACAAGGTCTCCGTTGGCGATAGCGGTGTTGAACCCAGAAGTAATGGGTAATTGGCGAGTTGATCCCGAAAAGGGACGCCCACCAATCGCATTAATAGGGCGCAAACCGTATGGAGTAGATGTAAGAGCCATTTAAGTCTCTCCTCTATTACGATTTTATTTACAGTAAGCGCCAGAAGGCTACTTACCAAACGAGGTACGAGTAGACCGCTCGGAAGGCATAACGGGCATACGGGGGTCGGATTCCCGCATGAAATTCCTATCTACGGCGTCGGACTGATGTTGTGCAGTCTCCAACTGACCGTATTCTCGGTCTTCTTGCAATTCTGTAGGGATTGCACAAAGCAATAACCCACCGACTTCGATATTGTCCTTAAAGCGCGAGTCAATATCAGACATGATTTGCAACTCAGGATAGTCTTCTGCTTTCACAGCTACATATCCTTCTCGGAACCTTTGTGAAACATTGGTCATGTCACCTGTACCCAAGGTAGATGTGCGAATCCAACGGAACGAAAGTCCGTCACGCGATTCGGGGGTTGGTAACATAGATGCGCGCTTCCACGGTTTTCTACGTTCACCTGTTTCACGGGTGTTCAAAGAGCGGGGTTTGCGATCAGCCATTATTCAGTTCCTTTAGTTTTTGCGCCGCATAATCTTTTAGTGGTACTCCAAGTCGCTTGGCGATAGCGGCCTCAGAAGAGGTCAGTTTAACCGTGTTGCGTGATGTAGCAGTATTTCTACCACTGGGGGCTACCACGGAGCCAGCTTGACGTTGCGGTTTTCTGTCCTCGGTAACATCGTCAAACCTATCTGGGTAACGCTGCCGCATGGCAACATCAATTCTACTATAGTATGTATCAGAAGAAGAATCAACTCCTTCCTCTACTAGCTCTTGATGTACGAGCATAGCATACCGTTCCATAGTCTTGTTTTCAGTAAACCAAGGATTTTTAGCTACCCACTCTTGCGCCTTCTTATCAGGTTCAGGTGCGCGAGGTCTTGCTGTAGGTGCCTGCTGTTGCTGCGGAGCCTCTGGTGATCTAGGCTTCCAGTTTTCAATACGGTCAGCTTCGGTCTGTAGTTTTACCATAGCTGACTGCGCTTCAACTACCGCGTCGGAGTCACCAGCATCATACGCTTGTTTGTAAGCAGCTTTTGCTTGAGTAAGTTCGGACTCATTACGCGCTTTAGCTTGTGTGATTAGGACACCTTCGCCCTCAGACAAGTTTTTACGTAGTTTATCAGCCTCACTCTTAGCATTCTGTGCGTACTGTACAGCAGCCTCACGTTCACGTTCTGCTTCTTCTTTGCGTCTACGCTCTTCGTGAAACTCAAACTTTAGCTTCTTGATCCGCTTCTGAACTGACTCACTGTGTTGTTGTAAGTCATCGTCCTCTGGAATGTCAGCCTCTTCACCTTTAGCTCGGCGTGGTCGGCCTTTATCCTCTTCAGGAGTATCATCTTCAATCTCTACAACAATGTCTTCAGACGAATCCATGTTAACTTCTACGGTGCCTGTATCTTCTACAGCTTGTTCTGCGCCACTCATGCTCTGCTATACCCCCGTGGGTCTTCTACCACCGCTTCTACGGTGTCATCATTGATAATACGAAACTCTTTACCCATCACCTTAAATCTAGTGCCTGAGTAGGAGCGGAAGATTACAAAGTCTCCCTCTTCACAGTAGGGTCCACTGGGGAACCGCTCTTTGTCTGTGTAAGCCTCGGGTCCGGTCTTTATAACAAACCCAATGATAGATGCTGTCTCTTCCATAGATTTAAGAGCATCAGGCATAATAACGCCGCCTTCTGTCTTTCCATCTAGTTCTGGGACTGCGATTAAAACTTTAAAGCCTTTAGGCTCTGGAAGTTTAGCCTGTAGTTCGCTATCTTCCAACTTGTTCGCCGCGTACATTTTACTCTCCTAGCAGTGATTAAAGGCTCACAGCGCCTTTGCGTGGACTATCCACGTAACTTTGCCATACAACTAAAAGTTCTATGGATCAATATACCGTTGTTCTACTTCTTTAATCTCTTCAGTTATGTTGCCCAGCGCCTCATACTCACCTACAAACTTCCAGTATTCTCTGTCATTTGTAGCGCCACCACCTGCTAGATGATGACGTATCGCACTACGTTGTTCCTCTATACGGTTCAACACCGTTAGGAATATGCTCTGCTCCACGTATCTAAACCTTCTTCCTAGAAGAACGAACCATTTTGTTTAGTGTGCCAGCTTGTTTAGCATGTAGCTTAGAGGCTTTCTTCAAGCCCTTTACAACCTTATTAACTGTCTTTTTATTGCCTTTAGTTAAAGTCATTTTAACCCCTATCTGTTATATC